CAGGCAAAAGAAAATAGCCGAGCCCGTTGGCTGTAACCTTTACCCAAGGTGAACCATGCGAACAGCATGGGTAGAAGGACGATGCCGACCTTAAGCCTAGTGCTGGTCTTTCGCTGCACCGCAGCTTGTTGGCTCTCGGGTTCCGGGACTATCACAGGGGGAGTGTTGGGCCTTCCACAGTGTGGGCAGCTCACCGCAGCATCAGAGATCTGATGTTTGCAATCAGGGCATTCAATGAGGGACATGTTTATCACCGTTGCTTCTTGTTGTTGCACCAGGCGATACCCATGCCGCCTGGCATGGTTCTAGCTCATTTCGCTATAGGATTCAGGCAGCTCGCCAGTCTCAACCAGCAGCCTGATTTGCTCATCGCGTACCAATGGCACCCCGAGCTCGTTGGCCTTTTTCATCTTCGACCATCCGGCGTTGTCACCGCAGCACAAGAAATCGAGCGAGGCAGATACCCCCGTCACCACCTTCATGCCGGCAGACTCTGCCAGCTCAGTTAACCCGGCTTTATCGGCTTTGCTGAACCCGGTGAAGCAGACCTTGAATGAGTAATCTTGTGGGAGTTTCGGGCCATGATAGCCAGGGGCTGACTTGATGTGCTGGATCCGGTCAGCATAACGAGCCTCTGCGTGCTCAAAGGCTGTCACCGCCTCTTCGGGCGTATCGAACACATCGATCACCCGGTCAGTGCGAAGCGATACGAAGGTCGGGTATTCGCTGGTCAATGGCTCGGCATCGGCCGCCACCGTGATCTGGTGGCCATAGACCAGGTTGCGCCCCGGTTCGGTGTGGTAAACAGCGACCCTCTTGGCAGAGAGCACGCCTTTATTGTTCAAGTAGAGAATATTGAACACTGGCACCTCTGTGCCTTGATACCGGATTGACTCAGAAGAATGCAGTTCAAACACGGTTAGCCTCCTGCTATATCAGAATTTCTTACCCGCCCACGCCACGCGGCCGACGATATGCACATCGGCCCGTTGGTCCTTGGTCACCACCTGGGTTTCATAGCCAGGATTGTCAGAGATGACCTTGATCCCGCCGAGCACGTCGAATTGCAGCCGCTTCACCAGCAGGCTGTCGCCAATGCGCAGCACATAGAGGCCATCGCGCAGGGCATCGCCGTTGCACAGGTTCACCAGGATGATGTCGTTATTGCTGATGGTGGGCTCCATGCTGTCGCCCTTGGCGCGGATAACCGCCAGCCGTTCCGGTGCCAACCCCTCTTTCTTGAGCCAGTCGGTGCGAAACGCCATGGGCTCGGTTTTCAGCTCGTCGGAGACGGTGGCGCCGAACCCGGCCGACGCAAACACCTGGTAGCAGTCGACCAGGGTGTAATCCTGCATCTGGTGGTAGGAAGCTCCGGACTCTTCGAGCTCTACTGGCTCTTTACTATGACCCGCCAGGGCATTGCGTGGCACCTCAGGAAGAACGGCAACCTCTTCAGGCATATCTCCTAAGCCAAGACATAGCCATAAGAACAACCGAGGCTCATGACCACAGATCTGGGAGACTTGTCCCACAGAGGGCATTGTTTCGCCAGTCACGTACTTGCGCAGTACTGCATCGCTCACACCTACCCGCCTCGAAAACGACTTATAGCTCTCTCTGCCTATCAGAGCTTCCATTCGCTTTGCGAAACCCTTCATGTCGAATGTGGTGCCGTTAACAATCTCCATAAATTGAAAGCCTCAGGTTGTTTTGAGATCTTTCGGTTGCGCGATGCCGCGCGACCGTATACTCTCACCCTACAAGTCTCGTTGTAACCCACAGGTCGCAAGCTAGGGGGTTCAACGTATTGAAAGGCAAATAAAATAGGGATAGGGGCGCAGTATGACGCAACGTGACACCGAAAAACAGCCTTTAGGGGCGCATGCCGCACCGATAGGTGACGCTGTTCAACCTCCAGTTGACCAACTGGCAGAAGTGCTGCGCCAGTTGGAAACCATCAAACAGAGCCTTGCGCTCACCATGCTGCCGGCCATTCCGCTGGATGCCTTCCTCACCATGCTGCGGGACGAACTCAAGTTCGACCTGCCCCTGCGCACCGCCCAGGACATGATCAGCGACGGGCGCCTGCCCATCGTTCCCAAACTGCGTGCTGGCGACAAGCCGTGGGTCAATCTGCACCGCTGGCGCGAGATGACCAAGGAGCCGGAACACTACTTCAAGTTCGTTCATGAGAACTCCCGTCGTCGTGTGGCCAAGGATTCGACCAGCAAGTCGCGCCAGCGCGCAGCTGCTTGACCTAACGGTAGCGATTGAGCACAGGGGGATAAAGTGTCAAACCAGCGCACTCGTTCACACAGCCACTTTGCAGGGGCCTGCGACCTGTTCAAGCAGGCGCACAACATCAGCCAATTGGCTGAAACCATCGGCATGTCACACCACGTGCTGCACAACAAATTCAACCCGGCGTGTGAGCGGCACAACCTGACTGCGCACGATCTCATCGCCCTCTACCACGCTACCGGCGACGACACCCTGTTTGATGGCCTGCTGTTTGATTGCCAACTGACCGCCGTTCGTCTGCCGGATGCTGCCCAGGTTGCCCCAGAGGCCCGCGCCCAGCAGGCGCTCAATGCGGGGGCCCAGATCCTGGGCGTCACGGCCCAGGCCACCACCCTCCTCGCCGGTGACCGCGTCACCAAATCACACCGAAACACCGTCGTCACCGGCATCTGGGCAGGCATCGAGCATCTTGTGCTGCTGGCTACCGAGGTCGAGGACCGCTTTCACGCCATCCCCAGCCTTGCGTGCGCTGCTGATATGGCCCGCGCCGCCATCGGCGCATAGGAGACCAGACCATGAGATTGATTTGCCCCCACTGCGGTTACCACGCGAATACCCGCACCTCCACCAAAATGAGCCCGCTGACAGGCCATGCCTATTACGCCTGCAGCAATGTCGACTGCGGCCACACCTTCAAGGCGGCGTTTGAAATCGTCGGCACCATCAGCCCATCCGCCATGCCCAATCCGGCCATCGTGCTGCCGTTCTGCAAGGGCGTGGGCAAAAACCACAACACCATGTCGAAGAGCGTCCCGCTCAAGGAGTCAGCATGAAGCTGCGCGCCGAGCAGCCGGGGCTGATCCCGCTGCCGTTTTTGCTGTTCAACCGCGCCACCGTCGTCACCAGCGGTGACGAGCCGGTGATGCGCAACACCACCCGTTTCGACGGCAGTTATCTGGAAGACAGCCAGGGCCGCCGTGGCGCGCTGCGCTTCCAGCCGTGCCATCAACCTCGCCCGCTCTGGCTGACCAAGCTGCTGCTGGCATAACCGGAGGGCCACCCCATGAACACCGCACAGATTTTCGAGCTCGTTCAACAGCCCAGCGCCGCAGAGGTGGCGCTGGCAGAAATGCGCGCCCAGTTCGGCCGCAATGGGGCGGCCAGCCGCTGGTCACGCCTGCCGACCCGGGCCCGCGCCGTCATCTGCTACGCCGCCGGGGTGTCGACCACCCAAGCCGGGCGCGAGCTGGACCAGTTCGACTTTGACCAACAAGAGGCGATCCGCCTCGCCCTGGGGGAGCTGCTGGCGACCCTGCATGAGTTTGATGGCGGCGTGCTGCACCGCCGCGAGTGGCACCGCACCACCCGCCGCATTGAGGGGCCGACCCGCAGCGAGCGGGAACAGGCAGAACACGAGAACAAGCGCCGGGCCGAGCTCAACGAGCAGGCCGGCATGTTGGAAAGCCGCAGAGCGGTTTTACAGAAGGTGGCCGGAAACGGCCAATAAAAAACCCCGCTATCGGTGTTGGCGCACCAGCGGGGCTTTCAATCAATCAGCGAGGAAAACCTCATGAACAATCTTACAGCAGAACAGGCGATCCGCAAAGTCGCGAACAGCCTCATTAATACCCATCGCCCCCAGCTCGGGGCATGTCACAGCCTCGCCATCGAGGCGAGCCTTGAGGCCCTGGCCGAACTGGCCGACGAGCTGGCCCTGCTCGACATCTACGCAGAGCTGACCAAGCGCCTCGAGATCCTGCAGGGTGGCCAGCGGCCGCCGGTGCTGGATATGGCTGCAACCAAACCGCACCTGCTCGCAGACCACCACGAAAACCAAAAGGGGTCAGCCTACACCCAAGGGTTTAACCGTGGCTGGACTGAGGCGGCCGTCCATCCCATCAAACAGTTCCCTGGCATCGAACAGGGCATGTATGAGCAAGGCCGAGCTGATGGGCGCCGCGCTTTTGAGAAAGCGTCGAAAGCCTGGTTCCAACCCCTCTTTGCCAGCGAGCAAAAAGGCGGTGCCCAATGATCGCCATCACCAGCAAGCACACCGCCCAATCCCCTGCCGATGCTGTCGCCTACCTGGTGCGCCACGGCTACATCAAGGTGCGCGGCCACTGGCTCAGAGGCCAGCGCCACGCCGCCCGTATCGAAACCCTGGCCTCCGGCCGCGCCTGTGTACTGGAAGGAGTAGCCGCATGAACAACATGAAATGTGAACAGTGCGGGCGTTACCGCCTGCCGGATCCGGCCGCCTTTCGCTGCGGAGACAAGGTGACCTTCAAGCGGGTGATCCAGCGCGCCAGAACCACCCAGCTCAAAGCTGTCGATGGCGTCATCGTCGAGGAAGGTGTCGCCACTGTGACAATCCGGGTTCGGGGTGGTGACAGGGTCCAAGCCGCGCGCACCGGCATCACCATGCAGGGCGCGCCGGGTCCACTGACCTATGAACTGTTCGGCGTCTGCCGTTGCAACGGAGGTCAGGCATGAGCAAGACCATCATGACCCTCGCCTGCCTGAAACAGTGGATAGCCGAGAACGAAGCGCGCCTTGTACCCACTGCCCCGCTCTGCTGCTGCGGCGAACTGGGGATCTCCATCCGTATCGAGGCTGGCCACGTTGCAATCGACGAGCCGGATTACAGCGAAATGGAAGGGGTGCCCTGTGACTGACGACCTGTTCGAACTGGAGCCGCCAATCGACGAGCTGGGCGGCGCCGAATCTCGGCCCCGTCCATATGCAGCCGCCAGCACCGGTAAGCCCACTGACCAAGCACTGGGAAGCAGCGCAGGAGGAGTTCAACACCTCGGGCAGTGATGCCCGCGAAACCGCAACATCGCCAAGGAGCTGCTGGCCCTGGGCGCC